CGGGTCGGAGCACGCCCTGTGGCCCCGGGGCCTGCGGTGGTTCCCTCTCGCCTGGAACGCGGTCAAGGAGCGCCTGCACCGTGAGGCTCTGCGGGTCCTGTGGCCGGAGAAGCTGGCCGCCTTCAAGAGTGACCGGGTCCTGCGGCTGGAGGAGCTGGACCGGTCGTGGAGGCTGTGGGCCGACGTCGGCGTCAAGGCCGGGCACGGCGAGCCTCCCCGGTGGGTCCCGGCGCGCAACGGCCGGGAGGAGTTCGGACGCTGGGAGCCCTACTCCGAGACCAAGCACGCTCCGGCCGTGTGCCCCTGCGGGTACGGCGACGAGTGCGCCGTCTGGTGCGGCCTCGGCCACGGGAGGGGAGACTGCCCTGCGCACAGCTCCCCGGGAGTGAGGTATGACGCGCCATGATCGGAAAGATCGTCAAGGGAGTGGCGCGCGCCATGATCGCGCAGCCGTGGGACTACGTCGGGGAGGGCGCGCCGAACGACTGGGAGTTCCGGGTGGCGCCGGACGAGGAGAGCATCGCCGTCTACAACCCCAACCACGGCCGGTGGGTGATCTTCAAGCAGGCAGTCGTCCTGCGGGAGATCCGGGACACCGGCCAGGCCGACCGGGAGCTGGCGCAGTGGGACCAGTTCCTGCCGGTGCTCGATCCGGACGGGGAGTGATGTTCACCGCACGCAAGAGGCGCGGCCGGTGGCACTGGGTCTGTACCTGGTGCCACCCTCGCGCGTCCGGGAGCACGTCCGGCTTCGCCCGGCTCCTGGTGTCGATGAGGCACCATGAGCGCGCACGGGCGTGCCACCATCGCCACGTACAGCGAACAAGGAGAGCAGCATGAGCACGGAGTACGTAGAGACCCGGATGGTCCCGATCGCCGACCTTGAGCCCTACCCCGGCAACGCCCGGCACGGTGACCGGGACGTCCTCGTGGAGTCCCTGGAGGCCAACGGCCAGTACCGCTCCCTGGTGGTCCGGCGCACGGACGACGACCGGCTGGTGGTGCTGTGCGGCAACAACACCCTGGCGGCCCTGGAGCACCGGGGCGACGAGGAGGCGCGCTGCGAGATCGTCGTGTGCGATGACGCGACGGCGCTGCGGGTCAACCTCGTGGACAACGCCTCCAACGACAAGGCCACGTACGACGACGAGGCACGGGCCCGGCTGGTGGCCCTGCTCGATGGCGAGATCACCGGTACCGGCTACACCGAGGACGAGGTGGACGACCTCATCGCACGGTACGAGGAGCCGGAGGTCACGGCCTACCGGGAGCCGGAGGTCACGTACAACGACGACGAGGAGGAGCGCGCGCAGCGGGTCGCGAGCCGTGGAGGGGAGGACTCCTCCCCGATGGTGAGCCGGGGCATCCGGGACATCCTCGTCGTGCTCCCCAACGCCGACGCCGATGAGCTGGGGCGGATCATCCTCCGGCTGCGCAAGGAGTTCGGCAGCCTGCCGCAGGGCGAGATCATCCTCAAGGGGATGCGCATCGCCGCTCAGGCCGTGCAGACGGCCGGTGCCTCTTGGATCTACGACGACGACGAGGTCTACACCGGCGAGGAGGCGGCCGATGAGCACGGCGCTGAGCACCAGGCGTGAGGACTACTACCGGTTCCACGAGGTGCAGGTGGAGTGCGGCGACATGGACCCGGCCTACCCGGTTCTGCGCAACGTCGGGACGGCCCTGGACATGAACACCGAGGGCCGCCTGTGGCTGCTCCTGCTGTTCACCTCGCACTACCACATGGGCTCCACGATGGCGGCCCTGCTCCGGGCGACGGACCCCCGGGCGGCCGTGCGCGCGTCGATGGACCTGCCGTGCGCCACGGAGCGCCGGGGGCACTGGTACCGGCCCCGGCTGGAGAAGCACCTCAAGGCGATCTCGGAGATCGCCTCCGAGGCGCCGAACGGCCTCACGCGGTGGTTCCTGTCCGACCTCAACGGCACGCCGGAGGAGAACTGGGCTCAGGTGCAGCACCGGGCCTCCCTGCTCCCCGGCAACGGCCGGTGGGCCTCGTTCAAGACCACGGAGCTGATCAAGGCGACGGTCGGCGTGGAGCTGCGGGCGCCGGACATGCAGCACGCGCACTCCTCCGGCCCCCGTAAGGGGCTGGGGCTCCTGTACGCCAACCTGCCGACGGACAACGACCCGGCCTCCATCGCGCTGCTCGACGGCTTCAGCCGACAGCTGGTGCAGGACATGCAGCGTCACGGGCTGAAGGTCTCGGTGGAGACGGCCGAGACCTCCCTGTGCGACTTCCACGCCCTCGTGGACGGCCGGTACTACCCGGGCCACGACATCGACCAGATGCAGCTCCAGCTTGAGGCCGTGCCGTCGGAGCTGGCCCACTTCGCGTGGCGCGCCCGGCGCAAGACCCTCCCGCTGCACTACCTCGGGGAGGTCACCGGCCGGTCCGGCATAGACCGGCAGGCCGCCATCTGCTACCGCACCACCGGCCGGATCCCGGTGCGCGACACCAAGGGGGAGCTGCGGTGAAGGTCGTCATAGCAGGGTCCGGCATCGCCGGGTCCGTCCTCGCCCGGATGCTCCAGGAGCGCGGTCACGAGACGGTGGTGCTCGATCCCGACCCGGAGACGGCCGCGTCCCGCTGCGCGTTCGCCTACCTGCGCACGGCGTGGTTCTCCGGCCCGGCCCGGCGCCGGGTGCGCGAGGCTCTGGGCTGGTACGAGGAGCACGGCTGGCTCCTGGAGCGGCAGGCCACGGTCCACGACCTCAAGCGCGGCCGGGTCGTGGAGCAGCCGGACCACTACCTGATCGACCCGGTCGGCCCCCTCGTGGCACCGGACCGGGCGGAGCGCGTGGAGGGCTACCGGGAGGGCACGTACGGCGTGCGCGTGCTCACCCCCACCAACGTCATCGACGCCAACCACCTCGTCCTCGCCTGCGGGCAGGGCATGGACCGGTTCACCTCCGGCACGCCGACCTACGGCGCCGTGTTCGACGCCCTCGGGCGGCAGGCGGCCGACGGCCTGAGCATCCTGCGGATCACGGACCGGCTCAGCCACGCCGTGGCGGCCGGGGAGCACCGCACCCGGACCGCAGCGAGCAAGGGCCGGACCCCCGAGAGCGCCGCAGAGCGCGCGGAGGCGATCCTGGACCAGATGATCCGTCACGGGATCGTCTCGGGGGACGCCGACTGGAAGCTGCGCACCGGCGTGCGGTGGGAGAACTTCAACGGCACGCCCGGCCACTCGTACCTCGGGTACCGGGCGTGGGCCTTCACCGGGTTCGCCCGGACCGGATACGCCCTCGTCCCGGGAGCGGCCCGGGAGCTGATACAGGAGCTGGAGCGATGATCCGAGAACTGCTGTACGTCTGCGGAGCGCCGGGGGTCGGCAAGTCCACCCTGATGCGGGAGCTGCGGGCGCCGTGGGACTGCGAGGTGATGGGGCGCGAGGTCGTCCCGCACGTGCGGCTGCGCAACGTCGCCTCCGGCTCGATCCACGGCCTGGAGCTGGGTGTGCCCCGGCCCCAGTTCCCCGGGACCGACGCGCTGAGCATGTCGATCTCCCCGCACGCCCTGTCGTTCCTCTCGTCGGTCTACCACCCGTTCGTGATGGCCGAGGGCGCCCGGCTCGCCACCCGGCCGTTCCTCGGCACCCTCGCGCAGCAGGGCGTGCGCGTAACGCTCGTGCAGCTCACCGCCCACCCCTCGCTGCTCGATGAGCGCTGGAGGCTGCGAGGCGCAAAGCAGAGCGTGTCCTGGCGCAAGGGCGCGGCCACCCGGGCCGCCCGGATCACGCAGTGGTTCGCCTCCAACCTCGGCACCGGCGGGTTCCGTCAGCTGGTCTCGATCGACGTCACGGACGAGGAGCCCCGGGAGATCGCCGCCAAGGTGCGCGAAGCCTTCCCCCTCGTGGACGAGGTCTCGGCCGGAGCCCCGGCCCGGCGCGCGGTGGGAGACTGAGGCATGATCTCGATTCGCGTGCGCTCCCGCATCCCGGCGGAGGAGCTGGAGCAGAAGGTCGGCAAGGTCGTCGGCGACGACAGCTACAACGTGCTGCTCACCGGGCCGTCCCGGGTGTTCATGCCCAGCGGCAAGCTGCTGTGCGTCTATCTGCCCGGCGCGATGCGGGGCGTGGTGCAGGCGGAGCACTACGAGATCCTGCACGGCCTGCGCAAGGATCTCGTGACCTTCAACCGTGGGCTGGCCTCCGGCTCCGAGCGCGTGAAGGTCGGCACCACCAAGAGGTCGTACGCCATGGGCGTCTCGTCCGGCGTGCTCGGGTCGTTCGACCCGTCCGGCACCTTCAAGTTCTGCCGCCTCACGGCGTGGACCGGCAAGAACATGCCGCAGTGGGAGGCGCTGCGCCCGGTGTTCGGCCGGGTCGCGCAAGCGCTTCAGGACCACGTGCCGGACCGGTACGCGGCGCAGATGGAGGAGATCGACAAGACCCACCCCGACTGGGTGATCCCCGGTACGCCCTTCACCACGGTGACGGTGAACAACACCTATCCGACCGGCGTGCACACCGACAAGGGCGATCTCGACAAGGGGTTCAGCACGATCTTCACGCTGCGCCGGGGCTCCTACACCGGCGGCCGGTTCGTCTTCCCGGAGTACCGCGTCGCCGTCGATCTACAGGATGACGACCTGATCCTGATGGACGCGCACCAGTGGCACGGCAACACCCCGATCGTCTGCTCCTGCGGCCAGCGCCGGACCTCGTGCTGCGAGACCTGCGGGGCCGAACGGATCTCCGTCGTGAGCTACATGCGGGCCAACATGGTGAAGTGCGGGAGCGAGGCCGAGGAGATCCAGAGGGCCATCGAGCACCGCGAGCGCCACAAGGGCGTGATCCGCTAGTCCCCTTGGGAGGTAATAGATCATGAGCGGCGGAGACTGGCGTGACGCGGCCGACCACGGGGCCGTGGAGGCCCGGCGGTGGAAGGCGATCATGCTTGCCAACCGGGGCCTCACCTACCGGCAGGTGGCCGAGGAGCTGGTGGACGAATACCGTCTGACCAGCGGGAATCCGTCCCTGACGGTGGACCAGGTGGCCAACCAGGTCGGTGTCGACATCCACCGGGCCCTGAAGGTCTACCGACAGCGCACGGACGCGGAGGTGGAGGACCGGATCGCCGCACAGGTGCTCCGGTTCAACGACATCCGGCGCGCCCTGTACGGCGTGATCGCCCGGCGGCACCTCGTGGTGAACAACGGCAAGATCATCACGGACGCGGAGGGCGTGCCGCTGCGGGACGATGGCCCGGTCATCGCGGCGGTGGCCCAGCTGATCCAGCTGGAGGACCGGCAGGCACGCGTGGAGGGCACGTACGCCCGGGAGAAGCTGGACATCGCGCTGGAGACCCGGGTGGAGAACGAGGCGCAGCTGGCCGTGGAGGCGATCCTGGCCGGGGCCGACGCCATCGACCTGGAGCCGGTGCAGCGCCAGCGGATGCTTGAGGCGGCCGGGGCCCGGCTGCGGACCATCGACGGTGAAGTGGTGAGCGAGAGCGAGGACGAGGGATGAGCGCGTGGGTGGATCACACCGACCTGGGTGGAGGACGCCACACGGTGTATGTGCTGGATGAATTTCTCGTGACCGGAGAGGCCGTGGACGTCGTGGCCGACCTGGACGACCTGATCGAACAGCTGCGCGCGGTGCGCGCCGAACTGGAAGGCTGAACGGGGATGAGCGCGAGGGTGACGGACCCGGAGGCGGCGGCACAGGAAGATCTCGCCAACCGGCGGGCGGCTCAGGCCGGAGCCCGGATCCGGTTCTGCTTCCACCCGGACCGCACGGTGGAGTTCATCCCCGGCGGCGGGACGAGGACCACGTGCGACTACTGCCCGGCGCTCGCCGACGGCCTCCGGGACGTGCGGGTGCGCCTCGCTCCGTGGGCCTACCCGGCGGAAGGGTATACGGCCTCGGCGCCCGGCCCGGTTACTGTCGGGTAGCCGCCAGCCATCCGACCTGGTGAAACAACGAACTCCGGACGGGTGTCCGAGGAGACAGCCCGGCCGGAGTTCGTTGCGTAGACGGCAACCTCGTGCTTCCGCTACCGTACGCACGGGTAGATTTAGCTAAAGCGACTCTCCGTAATGGAATACATATACCGGGGTAGACGTAGCGATCGGGAGGTGAGTGCAGTGAGTCTGTGGACCATCCTCGTGATCATCCTCGTCGTTCTCCTGATCCTCGTCCTGATCGGCCGCGTCTGACCCGGCCGACCAGGGAGCACAGATTGAAGATCCTTCTGACCGGCGCGTCCGGGTTCGTCGGCAGCCACGCGCTGCGCCACCTCCTCGTGAACACCGACTGGGACGTGGTCTGCCCCGTCACCTTCAGCCACAAGGGGCTCCCGGCCCGGATCGCCTCCGCCGTCTGCGATCAGCCGGAGTGGGCGCGCCGGGTGGAGGTCGTGCACTGGGACATGCGCAGCCTCGCCGACCCGATCACCGTGCGCCGGTTCGACGGCTGCCAGGTGATCTGGAACATCGCCTCCGAGTCGCACGTGGACCGGAGCATCGAGACCCCCGGCCCGTTCATCCGCAACAACGTGGACCTCATGCTGTCGGTGATGGAGCTGGCCCGGCAGATCCGCCCCTCCCTCGTCCTCCAGATGTCCACGGACGAGGTCTACGGCCCGGCGCCGGAGCACTACAGCCACCGTGAGTGGGACGTGATCCTGCCGTCCAACCCCTACAGCGCGAGCAAGGCGGCGCAGGAGGCGATCGGCGTCAGCTACTGGCGGACCTACGGCGTGCCGCTCGTGATCACGAACACGATGAACATCATCGGTGAGATGCAGGACCCGGAGAAGTTCCTGCCCAAGATCGTGCGCCACCTCCGCGACCGGCAGCCCATCCCGGTCCACGTCAGCCCCGAGGGCGTGCCCGGCTCCCGGCACTACCTGCACGCGCGCAACCTCGCCGACGCGTGGCTGTTCCTGACGGGCGACCTCATCGAGCGGGTGCCGATGTACCCGGCCGTGGGGCGCCCGTACCGAGTCAACATCGTCGGTGAGCGCGAGGTCTCGAACACGGAGATGGTGGGGATGGTGTCGGCCATCATGGGCCTGCCCGAGGAGGAGTTCCCGTCCCTGATCGAGCCGGTCTCGTTCCACTCGTCCCGGCCGGGGCACGACCTGCGCTACGCCCTGGACGGCTCCCGCCTCGCGCGCCTCGGGTGGCACGCCCCGGTCCCCCTCGCGCAGTCGGTGTACAACACCGTGAAGTGGACGCTGGAGCACCCCGAGTGGCTTGACCTCTAGGTTTGGCCGGACCCCGGTTTAGGTAAATACTGTTCAAGCACGCGCCGGACGGCAGGAGGCGATGACCTTGCCGGGGCCGGGGCGCGGCGCCCTCCGGCCGAGGGGTGTGGGATTCCCGGGGCGGCTGGAGGGCGCCAACCAACTCACCGTGACCAAGGACCAGTATGCCCTCGAATGCCGTAGACAAGCTGATTCCGGAGCCGGACAATCCTCTGACGGCCCGTGAGCACCGGTACCTGTGGCTGATCGCACAGGGCAACACGCCCCGTGAAGCGTTCGTGGCCATGGGGCTGAAGTCCTCGCCGTCCATCGACACCCGCATCCGGCACAAGCTGAAGGCGCGCCGGATCGAGCACGCCATCTTCATCGCGAGCCAGCTGGACCTGATCGGCCCCCGGCAGGAGTGCGGGACGGTCCACGGGTACCGGCGTCACCACGGGATGCACGAGGAGCCGTGCCGGGCCTGCCGCAAGTGGTACATCGGGTACACCGAGCGCATGGGCGGCCCGGTCACGGTCCTGCGGGCGCCCAAGCTCAACGATGCGGAGATGGCACTGCTCCGTGCGTTCTACTCCGGGCGCACCTACCAGGACGTGGTCAATGAGTCCCGGGTGTCGGCCCGCACGTTGCAGGACGTGCGCACGTCCCTGTACCGCAAGCTGGACGTCAGTCACCTCGCCCCCAACGCGCGCAAGCACTGCGCCGTGGAGGAGGCGCAGCGCCGGGGGATCCTCCCGCCGCTCGTGATCCTCCCCACGCCCCGCCGCCGTCCCAAGACCTCCGTCACCCGCCTCACGGATCTGGAGGCGTCCATCCTCAAGCTGCTCGCGGAGGGGCGGAGCCTATCGGAGGTCGGCCGGGAGTTCGGCCAGCCCGGGTCCTCCATGTCGTCCCGGATGGCGATCGTCTACCGCAAGCTGGATGTCCTGCACATTCCCCGGGGACTGGAGCGCCGGGAGGCGGCCATCAAGGTCGCCCGGGAGCGCGGTTACGACGTGTGAAGATCCGCCCCTCAGTTTGGACACAGTCCAGACGCCCGTTACGGTGCTTGGCCGGAGGTGGTCACATGGCCGCGCATCGCAAGCCCAAGAACAGGCGCCGGGCAGTAGCTGCCGGAGCCGTGGGGGTGAGCACTGTCGCCGCCGCCCTCACCGTGGGCGGCGGCAGTCCAGCATCAGCAGCGAGCGTCACGACCTGGGACAAGGTCGCGGACTGCGAGTCGAGCGGGAACTGGAAGATCAACACGGGCAACGGGTACTACGGGGGCCTTCAGTTCAGCCCATCGACGTGGGCCGCGTACGGGGGCCGGAGCTACGCCCCGAGGGCGGATCTGGCGACCAAGACACAGCAGATCCTCGTGGCGGAGAAGGTGCTCAAGGGTCAGGGCCCGGGAGCGTGGCCGGTCTGCGGCCCACGGGCGGGACTGAGCCGGGGAGGACCGGCACCGTACAGCCAGAGCCAGTCGGCTCCGTCAGCCCCTCGCTCAGCCCCACCGGCAGCCCCCAAGCCCCGCAAGGACCGGGCGGCGGTGGCGGTGGCGTACGCGATCAGCAAGATCAGCAGCGCCCCGTACCTGTGGGGCGGGAATGGCCCGACCCGGTTCGACTGCTCCGGCCTGACCTCACAGGCGTGGCTCCATGCCGGGGTGAAGATCCCTCGGACGGCGGCGCAGCAGCTGGCCGGTCTCCCTCGGGTCTCCCTCTCGCAGATCCGTCCCGGGGACCTGGTGGTCTACTCGTTCAGGTCGTATGCGGACCACGTGGCCATCTACGTCGGTGACGGCCGGACCGTCGACACCGCCTCGCACCACGTCAACGGAGGAGTGGGGTACAGCAAGCTACAGCGGGCCGGAGGCACGATAGCGGGCGTGGTCCGGCCCTCGGGGTCAACGGCTCCGAGTTCGGCCGGTAGAGAGCCGTCTACGGCCTCGCCCAAGGCGGCCCCGGTCCGTCCGGCGCCCCGCACCGAGGGCGCGCAGCCGGTCGCGGCCGACACGCACACCGTGGAGAGGGGCGATTGGCTGAGCAAGATCGCGCCCCGGTACGGCACGACCTGGCGCCGGATCTTCGCCGTCAACGCCGACCGGATCGCCGACCCCGACCTGATCTACCCGGGCCAGGTGCTGCGCCTCCCGGAACGGGGCTCCACGACGTAGGCTGGAGCACGCTCCTTTCGGGCAGACCCCGGCCGATCCTTACCCGGACATCGGCCGGGTCTCTGTCGTATCCTGGGGCTGCTCACTCACAGGGAGCCCGGGGACCCGTCCACGCCCCGGGCTCCCGCCCTGTACGGCCCTCCCGGCGGGCGTCACGGAACGGAGCGCGGGCCGCCTCACCGCGCAGCCGGGGCATACTTCCCCACATGGGTGATCTAGGGCGTGCGGGGAGTCTGGCGGCAGACCTGCTCGCCCACCATGCCCGTCTCGCGACGGCGCCACGGTGGACGCCTCTGCCGCACCAGATCCCTCCGGACGGGAACTGGTACGGGTGGCTGCTCCTCGCAGGCCGTGGAGCGGGCAAGACCGACGCGTGCGCCAAGTACGTCCACGAGCACGTGAGCGGTCCGCCCTGTCTCCCCGGGCCCGTCCCCCACTGGGTCGGCATCATCGCCCCGACCCTGGGGGACGCGGCCACCTCGTGCTTCAGCGGACCGTCCGGCCTGAGCGTCCACAGCCCCGGCGCCCGGATGATCACGTCCCCCGGCGGAACGATCATCAAGTGGCCCAACGGCTCGATCGCCAAGCTGTTCGGCGCCGACACCCAGCCCCAGACGGAGCGGCTGCGCTCCGGCGGTAACCGTTGCCTGGCGTGGCTGGAGGAAATGGCCGCGTGGAGGTACCTGGACGAGGCGTGGGCGCAGATGCGGTTCGGTCTGCGCTCCGGCCCCCGGCCCCACTGGGTCGCCTCCACCACCCCCAAGCCCCGTCCCCTGATCAAGAAACTGGCGACCGGCGGCGTGGCTCAGGTGGTCCTCACCCGGGCCTCCATGTACGACAACCCCCACCTCCCGGCGCACATCCGTGACGCGCTCCTTGAGGAGTACGACGGCACGGACCTCGGCCGCCAGGAACTGCTCGCGGAGATCCTGGACGAGGACTCCAACGCGCTGTGGACCCGGGACTGGCTCAACTCCAGCCGGACCCCGCTGGACGCCGTCCCCAAGCTGTCCCGCATCACGGTCGGTGTGGACCCCTCCGGCGGAGCCGGAGAGCAGGGCATCGTCGTGGTCGGCAAGGCGATGCAGGAGCACATCCGGGTCCGGGAGGTCGCCGGAGGGGAGCGCGAGGTCAAGACCTCCCTCGCCCACGGGTACGTCCTCGGGGACCGCACCGTCCACCTCAAGCCGGAGGGATGGGGCCGGGCCGCCGTCCTCGCCGCCAAGGAGTTCGACGCCGACGACATCGCAGTGGAGATCAACTTTGGCGGTGAGATGGCGATCTCCACGATCCGGGCGGCGGCCGACGCGGAGGGGATCAACATCCCGATCCGGATGGTGCGCGCCACCCGGGGCAAGGTCGTCCGGGCGCAGCCGGTCAGCGCGCTCACGGCACAGAACCGGTGGCACATGGTGGGCGTCCACTCGGAGCTGGAGGACCAGCTGTGCACCTGGTACCCGGAGCTGGACTGGAGCCCGGACCGGCTGGACGCGATGGTGTGGCCCGCGTGGCACAACCGGATCGTGAAGACTACGGCCACCGTGCAGCAGGGCGGGAGTGGCATGGCCTCCATGGGGCGCCAGCTGGGTTAAACTAAATGACCATGGAACTGACCCTGACCGCCGTGCTGCTCGTCTTCCTGACCGGGTTCCTGATCTCCCGTCACCGGTCCGTCCTCGTGGCGGCCCTCGCGGCGTTCGTCCTCGGGGCGCTGCTCGCGAACGGCTGGCTGGGGGACGTGGTGCATACTCTCGACGGAGTGTTCAGCTCCGTCACGTGACCCCGGAAGGGAACAACCATGGGCAAGATCTACGGCCGTGAACCGGCCACCTGGATGGCGCTGGTGGCCGCCGTGTGGGGCGTGCTGTCCGCATTCGGCATCGGGTTTTCGGACCAGACTCAGTCCGTCGTCACGGCCGCCATCGCCGCAGTGCTCGGCCTCGTCGTCGCGGTGCAGGTCGGGGACGGCCTCATCGCCGCTCTCAACGGCCTCGTCGTCGCAGCCGTCTCCCTCGTGTCGCACTTCGCCCTGCACTGGTCTGCCGAGGAGCAGGCAGCCAAGGTCGGCGCCATCACCCTCCTGATCGCCTGGTTCGTCACCCGGCCCAACGTGGGCGCGCCGGTTCCGCCGTCCGTCTCGCCCCCGGGCGTGCTCGTGGCCAAGGAGTAGGGAACCGATCTACCCGGCCGGGCATCCTCTCCTGTAGGGTGCCCGGCCAGGCGACCACCTCCACGCCCGCAGGGGCGGGCACCCGGAACAAGGAGCATCGACCAGTGACCGATCTTTTCCTGTTCGCCCTGATGGGCCTCGCCGCGTACCGGCTGACGCGGCTCCTCGTGAAGGACACGTTCCCGCCGGTGCTGTGGGTCCGGGACCGGCTCGCCGGGGGCTGGCGCCCGATGACGCTCAAGGAGCTGGAGACCTACAACCTGGCCACGGCGCCGGAGCGGACCCTGCTCCGCGAGCAGTGGTCGTACGACCCGCACGACGAGGACCGCGAGCGCTACGTGATGCGCGCCTCGTGGAGCCCGCTGTGGCTCGCGGAGCTGATCACCTGCCCGTGGTGCGCATCGGCGTACGTTTCTGGCGCAGTCGTCGCCCTCACCTGGTGGGCGGCCGGGATCCCGGTCCCGTTCCTCCAGTGGCTCGCCGTTTGGGCCGTGGCGGCCGTCCTCGCGTCCCGAGAGGAGCTGTGATGCCGGACTGGGCAGCCATCGCTATCGGGGTCGTTGCCGGGGTAGGAATGGGTCTGGGGCTGGGGTACCTTCTGGTGCTCTGGTACCTGCACCGTGACCCGCCCATGTGATCAGATCAACGGAAGGAAGACCATGAGGAAGATCCTCACCGCCCTCGCCGGACTGCTCGCCTCGTTCGGCCTCGTCCTCGCCGCCTCCGGAGTGGCCTCCGCCGGGACCAACGGCCCGCAGGTGTGCAACTCCGGCCCGCAGAGCGCGTGCGCCAAGTTCTACCACGACGGCGACACCATCCGGGTGTGGGACACCGACTGTGACGGCCACGCGGCCGTCGCGCACGTGTGGTCCTCGGAAGCGGGCATCTACGACAACCTGTGGAACACCGCCGGGTGCGGCACGTACGCCGACTACGACTACGGCACGTCGATGCCGGAGGACGTGGCCGTCTACTACCAGGCGTGCTACGGGATCAAGTACGCGGACGGCACCTACACCCGCTGCTCCGGAACCGGCGGCGGCCGGTCGTGAGCGTCAACGGCCACGGTCCCGAGGGACCTCCGCCCCCGGCGGCGCAGGGCCCCAAGATGGTGAACAGCCTGCCGCCGTTCGACCCGGGCAACCAGCTCCTCAGCATCGGGGACTCCAGCCTGACGGTCTCTGTGCAGCAGACGCCTCTCGGCCAGCGGCTGTGCGCCACGGTCCGCACGAACAGCACCACGCTCACCGCGTTCCTCGCCAAGGACGAGGTGGACCAGTGGATCCAGGTGCTACAGCACGGCAAGGGGCAGATGTCCGGACTGATCCTCGGAGGGTAGTCTGAGCCTCGCCCCCGGGCCCCGTCACACCCCCCGTGACGGGGCCCTTCCCGTGCCCGAGAGGTCCGGAGCGCTCCGGCCGGTACCATGCCCCCGAGATCAACGGGAGGTCACGGTGGGTCTGCTCAGTGCTATCGCCCGGCCGGGTCAGAGCGCCCTCACGGCTGCCGCCACCCCGGTGGACACGCCGCGACCCGGCCTCACGGCCGCCGCCGCCCCGCCCAAGGGGCCCGCATCGCAGTTCGTCCGGCACACCGACAAGTGGCAGCACGAGGTGTGGTCGTACTACGACAACCTGGGTGAGTTCAACTACGGGATCTGGTGGCTGAGCAACATGCTCTCCCGGGTCCGTCTGCGTGCCGCCAAACTCCAGCCGGACGTCGATGAGCCGGACATCGTGACCGAGGGCCCGGCGGCCGACCTGATGATGCGCCTCGGGGGCGGCACCACCGGCCAGTCTCAGATCATGAAGCGGCTCACGGTCCAGCTGGCGATCCCCGGCGAGGGCTACCTGATCGGCGAGCAGGACGGCAAGCGGGAGCGCTGGCAGGTCCGGTCCGTGGACGAGATCCGGGTGCAGAACGGCACTTTCTACGTGATGGACGAGGAGTCCGTGAACGTGGGCCAGGACTGGCGCAAGGTCGCCACCAACAGCCTGGTGACCCGCGTCTGGCGGCCCCACGACCGCTACTACCACCTGGCCGACTCCCCGGCGCGCAGCGCCCGGGACATCATGCGTGAGCTGGAGCTGGTCAACCGGAAGATCGCCTCCGAGTACCTGTCGCGCCTGGCGTCGGCCGGTCTGCTCGGCATCCCGGACGACCTGACGTTCCCGGTGCGCGAGGAGTTCGCCGACGAGCCCAACCCGCTGGTGGCGGAGTTCATCGAGATCGCCGCACAGGCGATCGAGAAGCCAGGCACCGCGTCCTCCGTCATCCCCATCCCGATCATGGGCCCGGCCGAGTCCATCGCGCAGCTCCGCCACATCGACTTCACGCTCAAGATAGACGAGAAGATCATCGAGAAGCGGGACAGCGCGATCAAGCGGCTGGCCACCAAGCTGGACCTGCCCGCAGAGATCCTGCTCGGCATGGGCGACGTGAACCACTGGGGCGCCTGGCAGCTGGAGGAGGGCGCGCTGAAGACCCACATTGCGCCGGTGGCGGAGCTGATCTGCGACAGCCTCACCCGGGGGTACCTCCAGCCCCGGCTTGAGGCGTCCGGCGAGGACCCCACGGACTATGTCGTCTGGTACGACATGTCGGAACTGGCCCTGCGTCCCGACCGGTCCACGAACGCCACGGAGGCGTACGACCGGATGGAGATCTCCGGTATGGCGCTGCGGCGTGAGCTGGGCTTTGACGAGGACGACAAGCCCAAGCCGGAGGAGCTGAAGGAGCAGGGCCTGAAGGTCATCATCAAGACCCTCCCGTCCGGCGCGTCGGCCGCCCTCTCCGAACTGATCGGTGAGAAGATCAAGCCCATCGTGCCGGTCTCGCCCTCGGACCCGGGGACGGCGGAGGCCGTGCAGGACGGCAAGACACCTCCGCCTCCGGAGCCCGGGGCGCAGGGCGCCAACGCCCCCGGCGCTCCCCCGGGACCGGCGGCCGGGGAGCAGGGACAGGGCCCGCCGGAGGAGCCCGGCGCCGCACAGGCGGCCCGCAGCGCGAGGCTCCTGCGGCAGGCGCAGACACAGCACATGGTCAGGTTCCACGCGACGACGTCCCGGTGGGACCTCGTCCACCCGGCGCTGTGCCACGAGCACGAATACTCCTGCCCGTTCACGCACGCCGTCTCGCGCAACGCTCCGGCCGCCGTCCCCGGACGGCCCGGTCTGTACTACTCCCGGCTGGACTCGTTCGGCCGCCTCGTCATCGACGGCCCGGCGACGTTCGCCGACACGCAGGGGATGATCACCACCACGCTCCTCCCGGCGGGGGTGAACGGCCGTGCATGAGTTCCACCGGCGGGGTCACCACATACAGCACGCCCACGGGCGCCGGTCGTTCGCCGACGGCGACACGCACCTGGACGGCGCGATGATCGCGCTGATGCCGACGGCGGCCGACGCCAAGCGGCTGGCGTTCCCCGGTGGGGAGAAGGCAGCCGAACTGCACTGCACCCTGCTCTACCTGGGGGATGACGGGGCTGCCTGGCCGGAGGAGGCCCGGGACGTCCTGGAGGACCGTGTCCGGCAGCTCGCAGCCGGTCTGCCGCCGGTGGACGCCAAGGTGTTCGGGGTCGCGCACTGGAACGGCGACGGCGACAAGCCCGCCTGGGTCTACTCCGTGGGGGACGCCCCGAGCGAGGATCCTGCGGCCTCCACCCTCGGGGAGGCGCGCGTGATCGCCGCCACGGCCGTCACGATGACGCCGGACCTGCCGGAGATCCCCGAGCAGCACAGTCCGTGGGTCGCCCACGTCTGCGCCGCGTACTCCGGCGACCTCACCGTGGTGCGGGCCCTGGAGAAGCGGCTGGGTCCGGTCACGTTCGACCGTATCCGGCTGTCGTTCGCCGACGACGACCGGGACATTCCCCTGTCCGGGCCTCCCGGCCTCACGGCCTCCGCCGCGCGCCGGGACCCGTTCGAGCACGAGGCGTACGCCGACTTCACGGCCCACGGCAAGCAGTGGGACGAGGCGGTCGCCCTCGCGTCGGCGCGCCTGGCCGGGGAGCTGGCCGACTGGAGGGCGCAGATCCACGCGCAGATCCTCGCCGGGGCCGACACGCCGGAGGAGCTGGACGCACTCGCAGTCGACCCGGGCCGGGCGGCCGATGTCCTGACCGGGGTCATGATGACCCTCGCGCGGCAGGCCGGGGACGCTCTCGTGCGCGAGGCCAAGTGGCAGGGCGTGGAGATCGGCGAGTGGAGCCTGCCGGACGACGTGGAGCCGGACGAGGCCGTGACGGCCGCCGTCGGTGGACAGAAGCTGCTCCGCTCCGTCGCTCGGGTACAGGCCAGCCTCATGGCGTCCTCCCTGGTCCAGTCGGCCAAGAGGATCGTCACCAACCTCGTCGCGCGGGCGGAGTCCCCGCAGGCACTCGCCGACGCCGTGGACGAACGGCTCACGGACGCACAGGACTCAGCCGTACGCGGCCCCGTAGGCACGGCCATGTCCACGGCTCAGACGGCCGGGCGCGAGGCCGTCCTGCGCGCAGGCCCGCCCGGGACCTACTACGCCTCGGAGATCATGGACCGCAACACGTGCGGCCCCTGCAAGGAAGTCGACGGGGAGCAGTTCGACTCCCTGGAGATCGCCATCAAGGCGTACCCCGTCATGGGGTACAAGGACTGCGTCGGCTCCCGGTACGGCAACCCGTGCCGGGGCATGATCGTCGCACGTTGGAGGGCCGAGGACGACTCAGCCGCTACCATGCCGCCAGAAGATCGGCCTGAGGAGGCCCGGTGACCACTGAAGCCCTGCGGAAGGGTGACCCCAGCAAGGGGACCAAGAAGGACAAGCGGCTCAAGGAGAACCAGTACGCCGACGGCCCCGAGCACTTCACCGGCCAGGGCGCGCCCCGGACCGGCGGCTGGGACGGAACCGGCAGCCGCTTCAGCGACGAGGAGTACGTGCGCGCCTGCGCCGGGACCGACCCGGGGAACGAGGCTGCCCGGGACCGCGCGTTCCTCCCCCACCACGACCCGGACGGCCGCCTGAACTCGCAGGGTCTGCTCGCCGCCGCGCGCGAGGTCCCGGCCCTGACCGGCCACTCGCCGGAGGCTGTCGCCCTCGCCAAGGCACACCTGCGCGCCCACTTCGCCCAGCTGGGCTGGTCCGTACCCGACACGCTGGCCGCCACGCCCCTGGAGGCGGCCGTGTTCGGCGTGGAGGACGGGTACGAGAGCCTGAACGTCGTCCCGTTCGACTCCTGCGGCGAGGGCATGGAGTTCGACCCGGCTGCGGGCAAGTGCGTGCCGGAGGACGACGAGGACGGCATGGATGACGACGGCAAGAAGCAGACCCGCGTCACCGCAGCCTCCGAGTCGGCCGACACCGTCCCGTGGCGCGGCCCCCTCACGGTGGAGGGCGTGGAGACCGGCGACGGCCGCCAGTTCGACAACGAGGCCCTGACGTGGGCCGACCTGCCTCTGCCTCTGCGGTGGAACCGGGTGGACTCCCACGGCGGTGAGCCCCGCACGGAGGCCGTCAACGTCGGGCGCATCGACAAGATCTGGCGCGAGGACAACGGCCTGATCATGGGCGAGGGCGTGCTGGACCTGTCCGACGAGGACGGCCGCCGGGCGCACTCCAAGGTCAAGAACCAGATGCTGCGGGGCGTCTCCGTGGACGTCGACTCCGTCAAGGACGCCGACATGGAGCTGATCTGGGCAGAGCCGGACCCGGACGGCGAGGGCGAGCAGGACCCGTTCGCCCAGCTGTTCGCCGCGCCGGAAAAGGTCGTGTTCCACAAGGGCCGGATCCGGGCCGCCACGCTCGTGGACATCCCCGCGTTCGCTGAGGCGTACATCGCCCTGCTCGACGGCGAGGGTGCCGTGGTCGCCGGAGGCCAGCGCGCCGGTCAGTACCGGCAGTTCGGCCGGACCACGGTCGTCACCCGCAACACGGTGGACGCCCCCCGCACGCCCCCGGCCGAGTGGTTCGCCAACCCGGACCTCTCGGTGCCGACCCCGATCACGGTCACCCCGGACGGCCGGGTCTACGGCCACGCCGCCCTGTGGGGCACCTGCCACATCGGGCAGACCGGCATGTGCGTCACGCCGCCGCACGAGGAGTCGCACCCGTACTTCATGACGGGCGCGGTCGCCTGCGAGGGCGACTCCATGGCCTCCGTCGGCCAGATCACCGTCGGCACGAACCACGCCGACATCTCGCTCGGGTACCGGGCGGCCACGGACCACTACGACAACACCGGCGCCGCCGTGGCGGACGTGACCGTGGGCAATGACGCCCACGGCATCTGGGTCGCCGGGTGCATCCGGGCCTCCGCCACGGAGGAGCAGGTGCACGAGCTGCGCGCCTCCGGCCAGGTCTCCGGCGACTGGCGCAACGTCGGGGGCAGCCTGCGCCTCGTCGGCCTCCTCGCGGTCAACGTGCCCGGCTTCCCGGTGCCCAAGCTGCGGACCAAGTACACCGGCGGTCGTCAGCTGGCCCTCGTCGCCAGCGGTATGCCCAACCTGCGGGAACAGCTCACCGAGGATGAGCTGGACCAGCTGGCGTACCGTAGGATCATGAGCCGTCTCGGCCAGCGAGTCCACGCGAAGGAGTGATCGTCTATGTGCGGCTGCAACCAGCCCAAGCCCCCGCCTCCGGCCCCGCAGGGGCCCGGCGGTAGCGGGGACAACCCCAACGGCTGACGGACCTGCGCTTTTACCGATCCGGTCAAAAGATTCCGATCTTTTGGCCGGATCGTTTCTGTCTGCTACGGTGCGCCCGTCATAGATCATCCGGTCATCTCCCCAGGAGGTTGCAGTGCCGGAGCCGGTGGAGCCCTTTGAGGCACCCGCTGACCTCACTCTCGTGGGGGATGCGGACCTGACCGAACTGGAAGCCAGGGCGGTGGCCGCGTACGAGGCGGTCAACACCAAGGCGGACATCACCCCCGAGGACATCGCCTACGCAGGGCGCATCGCCGACGACCTGGACCGCGTCCGGGCCGAGCTGCGCGTGCGGGCGACCCGGGCCGACGAACAGCAGAAGCTGGCGCAGCAGGAGACCGCGCGCCGGATGGCGGCGCTCACCGAGCGCGTCAAGGGCCCCGACACCGGCGACGGCGGCCAGGCCGCCAAGTCCGACAAGGTGGACCTCACGGCGGACCAGATCACTCAGGCGGCGGTGCAGGGCGTGACCCTCGCGCTGTTCGGCGGTGACGACGTCAAGCTGGCCGAGGCCAAGCGCCGGTTCGCCTCCCTCGGGGAGACTCAGGCGCACGCCCCCAAGCCCAAGGTGCAGGACCGTCTCCCCAACGCGGTGACGGCCTCCATCGACGTCCCCGGTGTCGCCCACGGCACCGACATGACGGACATCGCCGCTCTGGCCGACGCCTTCCAGCGCAAGGCCAAGGCGATCCCGGTCACCCGGGACGGCAAGGGCGCTCCGTGGCACCAGGTGGCGTCGATCAAGAACCAGTTCGACCACATCGTGGACGACCGCACTCCTCACGGCACGATCGAGGAGCTGTGGAAGGACATGACCAAGCCGGAGGCCCAAAAGGCTCTGGTGGCCGGTGGTGGCTGGTGCGCGCCGTCGCAGATCATGTACGACTTCTTCAACATCGCGGAGCCGTCGGACGGTCTCATCGACCTCCCGACCGTGGGCGTGTCGCGCGGCGGCATCCGGTTCCCGGTGTCCCCGGCCATCGGTGACGTGTTCTTCCAGAACGCAGGCTCCAACCCGGCCTCCGGCATGGGTGGTTTCGCGTTCGCCATGAGCAACGCGACCGACCCGTGGCTGTGGACGGAGACGGACGACCAGCTCACGGTCACCGGCTCCGTGAACAAGCCGACCCTGCGGGTGCCCTGCCCGACCTTCAACGAGGTCCGGCTGGAGTGCTACGGCCTCTCGCTCACGGCGGGCAACCTCACGGATGACGCCTACCCCGAGGCCACGCAGAACTTCATCCGCCTCCTGCGCGCCGCGTACTCCCACGCGATCAACGCGCGCCTGATCTCCCTGATGGACACGGCCGCCGGTGGCGCCACGACCATCGGTGCGGTCACCACGGACGGCCCGGCAACCCGGCTCCTGAACTCCGTCGGCCTCGCGGCCATGGACTACCGGGCCAAGTTCGCCATGTCGACCCGGGCGGTCCTGGAAGTCGTCATGCCGTACTGGGTGCGCGAGGTCATCCGTGCCGACCTCACCCTGCGGCCGAACGTGGACCCGGCTCAGCTGGCGGTCGCGGACGCGCTGATCGACACGTACTTCAGCGCCCGCAACGTCCGCGTCCAGTGGGTCAACGACTACCAGGTGCGGGGTGCGAACCAGCCCGGTTCCTCCTCCAACCTCACGGTCTGGCCCGCCACGGTCAACTTCCTGGTCTACGCGGCCGGTACGTTCCTGCACGGAACGGGCCTCCAGCTGGACCTCGGCGTCATCCGGGACTCCGTGCTCAACGCGGAGAACGACTTCACCGCCGTGTGGGCGGAGGAGTGCCACCTGATCGCTCAGGTGGGTCACTCGGCCCGCAAGTACACCTGCGCGTTCGCCGTGAGCGGCCAGGTCGGCGGAGCGGTCGCTTCGCCCAACTCGGCGCACGTGTAGTTCTCACCCCTTCGGCCCAAGGAGGGGCGAGCCATGGCAGCCTTCAGCAGTGCCGAGACCAGCGTGGCTACGGCCACGGCGGTCAAGGTGGCGGACACGGACGATTTTCAGCGCCGCGTCTACCTCTCGGACAACACCGGATCTTTCCGGGTGGCGTTCACCAGCGGGTCTGCATCCGCAGGAGCGTTCGTCAACAAGCTGTCCGGGTTCAGCTCCGGCGCCGTGGACTTCCCCCTCCCGGCCGGTCAGGAGCTGTGGGTGTATCAAGCCTCCGGCTCCACTCAGGTCATCAACGTCCTCGTCACCGCAGATTGGGGGGAGTGAACCGTGGCTGGAGTACGACAGGTCATCGACGGGCCCCAGTTCACACCGCTGCCCAACTTCCTGTGGGACGCGGCACAGCATCCGTCCGAGGCCGGTGCGAGTGCGCACTGGCGTCAGGGCGTCACCTGGCAGGAGTTCTGCGGGGGCGCCGGGACGGTCTACGACGAGTGTCTTGCCGTCACGGGCAGCGGCGGCACTCCGGCGGCACAGGCCAGCCTCGCCGCCAACGTGACCGTGGCCAACCGGGGTGCGACGGCCTTCACGGTCTCCGCGGAGTTCGACTGCTCCCCGGTTGGTCAGGGTCTGACCCAGGCCGACCTCGTCAACCGGGCCTCCGAGGCTCTGGCCAAGATGGAGGCGTACCAGGTCACCCGGGCCTTTTGGACCGGGCAGGCCGGGACGGCCTCCGGAACGGCGCAGACCACGGTCTGGCCTCACCTCGCCGCCAACGCGGTCCTGGACGACCCGCAGGGGATCCGGCTCCAGACAGCGGCCTCGCCGCTCGTCACCGGAGGCGAGGACCCGGCGGTGGCACTCGGGCAGGTGGAGGCGGAGCTGGCCCGGTGCTACGGCGGACAGGGTGTGATCCACATCCCGTACGTCGCACTGCCCACCTTCACGTCCCGGATGCTGATGATGCCGGAGTCGCCCAACGGTCCGATCCGGACCCTGGCGGGCAACCTCGTCGTCCCCGGCGTGGGATACACCGGGAGCAGCCCCGCCGGGGCCGCTCCTGCGGCAGGCACAGCATGGATCTACGCGACCGGCGCGGTGTTCGGGTACCGCTCGGAGGTGTTCGCGCAGCAGTTCACGGAGACTTTCGACCGCTCCGAGAACACCGTCAAGTCCATCGCCTCCCGCACCTACCTGTTCGGTTGGGAGTGCTGCCACATCGGCGCACTCGTCAATCTCGGCGTTCCCACGTAAGGGGTGAACAGTGGTCTCGACAGTCGCTCAGTGCGCAACCCCGATCAAGGGAACGCACATGCGGGTCGTCGCACTGGACCAGTGCGGCAATCCGGTCACCGGCTCCGGCTCCATGTCGGTGGTGACCAAGGGCTTCGTGCAGGTGCAGGCGGAGCCCCAGTACGAGGACGGTGAGGAGTTCTTCGAGCGGACGGCGGACGGCACCCCGTGCGTCAACCAGAAGGACGACCCGGTCCTCAAGCGCTTCCAGCTCACCATCGACTTCTGCGAGGTCAACACCACGATGTTCGCCTTCATGGCGAGCGCGCGGGAGCTGACCGTGGGCGGAGCGGGGGTCACCGGCCAGGGCTTCGCCTTCAGCGAGGGCCAGCCCACCAACCGGTACTCCCTGGAGATCTGGCAGAAGGTCGCTGGGTCCGGGGCGTGCGACTCCTCCGGCCTCCAGCGCTACATCTACAACGCGGTC